CGTCCTGAACAGTTCGTTTATACTGCTCTCTATCTTTTTGACACCCGTGACAACACCGGAAGGGTCTATATTTAGGTTTGCTGTGTCGGTCATGGGCTTATCCAATAAAATGCTTACAGCATTTTACCCGAGCGCAGACGAAAAAAGACCACTATCAAGTGGTCTTTTGCGATGCAGCTTGCTTTTCAGCTACTTTTGATAGCCAAATAGTGTCAAGAAGTTTCAAGTCTTCCCATACCTCTGTTGTGTCGCTGTCTTCAAAGGCATATGCCTTAGCGTACAGGTAAAACTCAGAGAACGGTATATTAGCTGGGCCACCTGCTGTATATCTCCGACTGCCTCCAAGTGCGTCGAAAGTATCTTTAGCAAAATGCCATCGCTGATTTAGTTCGGGCCTATCTAGCAGGGCTTTAGGTGTGATGCCACTCTCTTCCTGCATCTTAAGTAAAGTGGGGACTTCACTTCCCCACTTTACTACCCAACTAAGATAGGCGTCTAGTTTTTTTCGTCTTCTTCGTCTTGAACAGCCTTAAAGGTGTTCATGTCAGAAGCTACAGCTTCTACCTTAGCACGAAAATCTTTAAGCATCAAGAGGGTCTTGGCTGCATCTTCGCTGTAGGCAGTAGGCTTACCTTGGAACATGATAGTTCCTTGCCAGCCCAACAAAATAGTCTTGGCATAGACTTCAGCCAAGATAGCGTCAGACTTTTCGTTAGCCTCCTCACCTTTAGATTCAAGGACTGCACGATTACGCTTAAATAGCGAGCTAAGAATGCGGTTATACTCACTATTACCTGCACGGGCTACCAAGAACTTGGTATCACCGCAGTCAGGAATTGTGGTAAACGTACCCTTTTTTTCTTTCGACTTGTCTGTTGCAAAAGTCGTAAAGAAGTCGATAGCGTTATTTGGAGTGGCTGCTTCTGTCATAGGATATTTCCTTTAGGTTGGTGGAGGCCCAATTCTACTGCAAAATTTGCAGGCTTACCATGATTTTCAGAGTAGCCTTCCGCTAATTCTGCCTCCTTACGCCAACGTATGGCTTCTGCTAAGTCAGGGGTTCTTCCTAAGTGGTGTCTTACACCATCTTTATCGGCCAGATAAGCCATATACGTCTTTCTAGACTTGTCCCAATGCACACCACACACCTGTCTTATTCCTAGAAGACAGTGGCATGTTCCTTCTCTGGATAGCGGCTGTGACCTCTCTCAAATTTTCAATAGTGTTATTAAGCTTATTCTGATCTATATGATTTACAGTCATTGTAGGCGTTTCACCAGTATGCATACACCATATAAGTCTATGTATGTAATGCACAGTTCCAAAAATGTTTACAACAATATAGCCGACTCTAGTGACACAGGTTATCTCTACTTCAGAGTCGTAGACCTTGCGGTAAAGTTTACCCCCTCTGTAGACAAACAAAGTATCGAGCAACTTTTTAGTTACTACTCTGCCAGGTGCATGGAACTCTTTGGAAATTTCAGACTTATGCATTGTTATACTCTAGTTTCCTAAGTATAACTCATAAATAGAAAAATCCCGGCACAAGAAATTGTGCCGGGATTAGTCACACACACACCACCAACCAACTTTACGGCAGGACTGCAGCGCCGACTCTATCAATGAAAAGCACTTTACGCAATGTCACGTCAGCATTAGCTGCATCACGCAGACCAATGAACTGCAGATCAACCATGAGGTCTTGATCTTTAGAACCTGCTGTCACTTTCCATGAAGAGATATTCACTACAGGAATAGTGAATACATAGCCGTTACCAGCAGTGTCAAGGCTAGAGAAGATCAAGCTAGAGTTGGTATTAGCTTTGAACTTGTCAAACAGAGCACCATCAGCAAAGTAGACAGACAGAGAACCGGAGACACCGATAGTACCAGAACCTATACTGACTGCACCCAATGTGCAAATAGCCTCTTGGCTACGCAGCATATTGTCATAGTTCAAGCTGATAGACTTGACGAAGGTTCCAGTGATAGGTGCTCCACCTTCCCACAAAGCGCAGGACGAGCCAGAGACACCAGACTGGATATCATAGGCTTGAGAAGCAATTGGTGTACCGGGCAACTGAGTAGTAGCAGCACGGCTAGCGTCTTTGCCCATGAAGTCAAAAGACAACGAGGTCAAGCTACCAGAAGCGATGTTCACAGTCAGCTTGCTAGGTGTCATACCAGTGTAAGCAAGGAACTGGCTGATATCAGTAGCAGCGCGTTCGATTGTGTAGCTGGTCTGGGTAGTGCCATGTGTCAAGCGAGAGGTCTGAACAATGCCACCTGCCAGAGAACCTGCAACAGTAGCTGGAGTATTAGTATCCAGAGTAATTACAGTAGTAGTGGGTGCTACAGACGTAGACACTCTAAACAACTTACCGTCGTTGGCAGATGTTGGATGCACAAAGCGGAACCACTGTCCACGCTTCAAACCTGTCCATGCATCGTTAGCTGTAGGCGCAACAGAGGCTGTCAAGGTAGTAGCAGTAGCTGTTACAGTGGCAGGAGTACCTTGCACACCATTAGTACCGAACACAGTCCAAGTAGACTGCAAAATAGCCGAAAACAGGGGGTCGTACTCTGCATACGACAGTTCAGCATTCAAACCACCAGAAGCGGAAGCTGTTACGGATGTGACACTAGAGATAGTCCGAGTAGAGTTAATCTCTTTAGACTCTTCTTTAGTAATCATGAAATCAAGTGACTCGCCAGTAATGCGAATATCTTTTGGGTTTCCTGCAATAGGAATGACACCAAAGGTAGCTTCGGGGATATAGCGTACTTGTACGAGGGAGCTAGAGGCTAAAGGCATTGCGGTTCTCCAAAAAGTTAGGGAATAATACTCTGTATGTCGAGTTGAAGGTGATTGTGGGTTAAGAGTAGGCTATAAGTTGACAGTAAGATTCTTAGACTCAGTAGATTTTGTCAAACCAAAAGGGTATAAGCACTGGATAGTAATTCCAACCTAGGTGGGGTTTGACCTGTGCCAGTGTAGCCATGTGACATCTAACTACACCCATAGACCGCTGATGCAGTTGAGGATAGAAGAAGTCTAGCAGCTTCAAGGCCTCAGATGACCCTGTGCCATCTTTAGCTACAGCAGCTAAGTGAATCTGGCCTGATATTCTGTGTATCGGTCTAGCTGACAGATCAGCTTGCCTACCTTCCATAAACTTTACGTGGACTGCTAGGTAGGGCTTAGTCTGTGTTTGTGTGTCTACCACAATACGGTTGTCGTACTCTATAACCAAGGGAGATACAGGCGCACCTGCCTTAGCCGCTTCTATGGCTGTCACAATATCTATACGAGCTTGTTCAAGTGTTGCCATATTATCCTGTGCTCAATCTCATGGTGGCATTCCCGTACTTTGCTATAGTGTGAGCTACAGCCATTACGTCTCCGGGTATAAAGTTACCAGGACGTAAGACTATATCTGACTGTGTGATTATTTCTGCAGTAGGGTTGTCGTTAAATATCGTAACTCTAGTGTTGTATCTAATGCTCTGTATTACTTCTGAATTAACCGATAGAGCATAGACAATCGCAGGCTCATCGCCCTTAAAGAAAGGAGGTGGCCGTTCAATAGGGTCACGCTTAAAGCCTGTAGTAGATGAACCGCCTGATCTAGAAGTTAAGCCTTCTGCCCTGACTCTCCAAGAAGCAGCTAAGTCTCCAGACCACTGCGGAGTATTCTCCACTAACTCTGTGAGTATGTTTGTTATAAACTCTCTGTAAGCCGCATTTATCCTGCCATGCATAGCGGCCATCTGGCCCTCTAAAGACTTGCGAAAAGTATCTATGCCAGTTACCTGAAACATCATACTCTCCTTAAATGAAGAGTCCACGCATCAGCTTCAGCCGTAGCATTTAGTATGTTCCACTCTCTACCAGCTACAGTAACTTTTCTACCTATAACTGGAGTAACATCACTGGCTGCTACTATTGCTGTCATATCACCAGCATGATTCAAGCGGTCAGCGCCAGTCAGTTGGTCGTAAAGCTTGTAGCGGTCAAACATAAAGCCATTTGTGGTCAGCGTACCGGCGCTGTAGGAGTCCGTTACAGGGTCATACGCGCCCGTCTGAGCGAAAGTAATAGCGACGTAGCTACCACTGTCTAATTCGTCGCTGCTGGCGTTTATAAACCCTGCCTCATCAAGGTGGGCGCTGCGAACTCTGTAATACGTACTACCTACCTTGAGTATAGAGCCTTTAACCACAGGCTCTCCTGTAGCAAAGAACACTTCCCAGAATGGGTCATACTCAGCATCAGTAGCGCCATTCACAGTGTCTTTGAGATACTGTTTACGAGCATAAGCTACTGTACCAGCGCCTGCTAAACAAGCCTGCCCCGGAGTTAGGATAGCCACACTGTCTGTAACTCTCTTAGCCCACACAGATTTACGAATAGGTAGACCGTAGATACCATCAAGAATACCTATACCTAGCAGGTACATTTCCGTAAGAGCTACTACACAGTTCCTAACGGGTAGAGTTGTAGCAGGTGTCATTGAAAACACCCGCTTCTGAGCTACCGAACCGTCAGGACTAGCGCCTAAAAAAGTGCTAGTCTGTGCAAAGAACAAGGCTGCACCCGTGTAGCCATCAGTGATAGCTATATCGTCGAAATGATTTGCGACTAGGAATAAATCAGCCATTTGTCACAGGGTCGGTAGCTAGGCCGACAGCCGAAGTAAACTCATGCCGAACATCTGTGTAAACTGCATCGGCAGGAGTCAAAATAGTATATACTCCGGTCAGTTTAATCCGAAGGCTATTAAACATGCCTCGGACACCTAGCTTTACGTCCTCAAAAGGATCGGTTTGCCGAGTGAATTCTGCCCTACCATCTGATAGTCGTTGCACGGAGAACATTGGTAATGCTGCCAATAGGTCTTTAGCTCTTGAGTATGTGCAAAACAGATTAACCAGATCATAGAACCGTTGTTGCGTGACGGTGCGACTAATCTCTGGTAGGGCAGAAACCGTGGTGTAAAGTGCAGGTATGCCCAGATTAACGTCTTCAAGTTCTAAAATAACCTGAAGATTGCTGTAGCCTAAACTGATAACACTGTCGGGGAGTTCCGTTGCAGACACTCCAAGGACTGCACGAACTTCGGCGGGAACTGCTGCTGGTGCGGTCATAGTGATGCTTTATGGTTGGGAGAGGCTACTGTAGCATGAGTGTGCTAATTAGGTTTGTCAAAATATCTAAAGTATGCGTTGGGTTTGAAAATTTTGGTGTAGAATTGGGGAACCTTAAAGGAGAACCAAATGAAAGACGGTACTTTTGAATTCCCTCTACCTGCGGAATTGCTGGCAGAGCTTCGGGCTTACGCTAAGACAAACGATATGTCTATGGCACAAGTACTCAGGTTAGCTCTTAGGGAGTTTTTGAAGAGAGGGCAGGTGTAATGGCTCACACCTTTCAGCAACTTATAGCCAAAGCTAGAGAGGTGCATGGTGACAAGTACGAGTACATTTCAGATCGTATGGATGGTAAGTACAGAAGGCTTACTATAAGCTGCAAAGAACATGGAGAGTTTGAGCAAACATGGTCTAACCACTCTGTAGGTAAGGGTTGCCAAAAATGCTCTACAGTTACAAACAGCGCTAATCAGATGTATACTCTGGATGAAGTGAGAGAGATAGGTAAAAGCATATTTGGTGAGAAGTACAATTATCTAGATATCTTGAGAATACCCAACAAACCCAGATTGAGATTTGCCTGCCCTGAGCACGGTTTGCTAGAGCAAGACCTGTACAACCATTTGGCAGGCAAGGGTTGTTTAGCTTGCAAAGAGTTAAAAGTGCTTAAGACTCTAAGAGAGCCTGTAGTAAGGCAACCTGCAAAAATTGCAGCAGCTAAGCCTCACAAAGTCGATGAGGAAGCACTGAAGTCAAGTATAGCTTTAGCTGGTAAGTACAACTACTTAGGCATGGAGGTAGGCACTACAGATTACAATAGAGTGAGACTTCATTGCCCAAAACATGGAGAGTTTTCACAGCCTATAGCAAGCCACTATAAGGGTGGCGGGTGTATGGCTTGTTTTAGAGAACAGCATCCTGCTAAAATTTCCCGCGATTTACCTGAGTTTACACAGGCAGCTAGACTAATTCACGGAGATAAATATGAATACTTAGCAGTAGACTTAGGTGGGGGGCTTGGTAGCAACGCTGCTGCACTTATTATATGCAAAGTTCATGGAGAATTTGCACAAGCTAAATCAGATCATCTTCGTGGTTACGGTTGTGCCGAGTGCTCCACAGGTAGATCAGATACGGGTAATTCTTTGTGTGAGTTTGTAGAGAGCCTTAAACTGCCTACCAAACGAGAAGCTTACATAGACGGTACATGGTTAAGGCTAGATATAGCGATACCTTCCAAGAATCTTGGAGTGGAGCTTCATGGGCTGTATTGGCATTCGTCTAAATTCAAGTCTTCCAGTTACCACAGAGATAAGCATAAACTAGCAGCAGATTCGGGAGTTAGAATTTTACATATATTTGAAGACGAGTGGCTAAACCGTAGAAAAGCTGTAGAAAGCTTAATCATCCAAGCTGTAGGTATAGGCACTTTTGAGAGGGTGTTTGCTAGGTGTTGTACAGTGTCTGTCGTACCTACATCTGTAGCAAATAGTTTCTTTAATTTGCATCACGTTCAGGGGGCTACAGCTTCGTCTTACTATTGGGGGCTAGACTTTGCTGGTAAATTGCTAGCAGTAATTGGTATAGCTTTTAGGGAGACATGTAGAGGTAGTCAAACCAGTTCCGAGACTATTGAAATAACTAGATATGCTACATCTTGCCAGGTTGTAGGGGGGTTTAGTAAGCTGTTAAGTGCAGTCTTAAAACAAAACCCATCAACTGTCAAGGTAGTCACATTTAGCGATGACAGATTATTCACTGGAAAAATGTATGCATCTATAGGTTTTAAACCTGTGGCTAAACTTCGTCCAGACTATTTCTACGTAAAAAACGGTAGAAGAGTCCATAAGTGTAAGCTGCAAAAAAGTCGTATAAAGTCTAGTGGGCTAGTCTACCAAGAGGGTATGACAGAATTACAGCTTACAGAGCTTAACGGTTACCATAGAGTGTATGATTGTGGTAAGACTAGGTGGGAATTGCAGATATGAAAAAGCCCTCCTAGGAGGGCTTTTCTTATTTTGAAGGTTTCTCGGGCACTACTTTTTGGATAACAGGTTGACCCTTCATCCAAGCTGTTTGTACTACCTTGACAGGGGTGTCAGGTTCAAACCTAACTCCATTGGTAGGGTCTACAAATGGAAACACACCTTTGTTCACAAAGAACTCGCCCTTGTCATCTACTATCACTTGCTGTTGAGTCATATTGGTGGTGGAAGTAGCAGGTTATTAGCCTGCTACTAGACTCTATTAAGCAATAGTTAGAATGTCGAAGGCACGCAGATCAGTGTCACCGAACGTACGGAAGATTTCTTCCGACCAGTCCATACGCATCGCCTCAGTACGCTTCAAGGCGAACTGCTCTACTGCAGAGTATGCAGCATTGCTGTTAGTCACCAAGGTGATCGCGCTGGTAGCGTCGATAGCGTACACGGTGTTAGCAGGAACTGGACCGCCATCTGCGGCTGCATCAACAATGATCCACTTTACATCTGCACCGAAAGTGTTATTTCCGGGGGTCAGTTGCGGGTCAATACGGGCCAGTGTAGGGTCGTAGTTGTTAGAACCTGGACGACCAGTGCGGCTCTCAATCTTGAGATATGCGTCGATATCACAGATTGCATGAGTGATCTTGCGGTACTTACGATTACGTGCCAAGAACTTAACCCAAGACTTGTGAGTAACAACACCACCAGAAGCTGCTGCATCCAAAGATGTAGTAGTCACTGCTGACACTGCGCCAACAACCAGATCACCGTTACCGTTGTACAAATCGCTGATATAGCGATATGCACGCTCATCACGCTCGACTTGCAGGTAACGAGCCATAGTCATGGTCACGAAGTCCAGAGTGGTAGCGCGCAGAGCTTGCTGTGTCCACTCCATACCAACTGTCCATGCACCGATCCGACGGATACGATCAGCAGTCTTGAAGAATGCAATCTTTGGGGGATTAGCACCTTGCACAGCACGTTGTGCTTTAGCTGCCTCTGGTCCACCAACTGTACCGTAGTCAATCACGGGCTGCTCAAAATGCTCAGTATTCAAGGCCAAGCGAGAACCCACCATGCCGTAGAAGTTATCAGCATCAGTGGTACGGTCTTTAGCCATAGCTGATTCGATAGCATCAATCACAGAGATAATTGTGAAGGCGCGAGAAGCTGTACCGAATGGAGTGGTGTTCTGCTGTGTATTGGCAGAAAAACCACCTGTACCATCCAAGAGGCTAGCCATAGAGGCCGAACGCAAGCCGTAGGGGTTCTCTGCACCGGGAGAGCAGATACCTAGACCAGCTTGCATTTGTTTGAATGCAGTACCGATACTCAGGTCAGCCTCAGCGAACTTTTGGTTCAAGTAAGCAGCAGGTGTCAAGTTAGCCTTCAGAGGGCCGCTGAACATTTCTTCGGCAGAGACTTCAACTTGTTGTTGAGCGCCGTTCTTGTCGATAAAGGTGAACATTGTAGTTTACTCCTAGTTAAGTGTTATGTTGGGATTAGCCGACGAATTCAATAACGCCAGTAGTACCAACGGCACCAGTACCAGCAGTACCCAAACTCACGACACGCCATTTGAAGACGAGGCCAGTAGCAGCGGCAGTAGCCTTGCAAACGCGAGGGAAAGTTGTCAGGGCTGTGTCTTTAGCGACTGGAGTACCAGTCACTACATAATCACCAATAGCCACGACACCAGTACCGGGAGTTGCTTGCAGGCCATCAAACACAACATTCAAGATGCCACGTTCAACGACAGAGCCAACTGTAAACTGGTTCTGAGGTGCGAGTTCGACTGCGAAAATCACAGCTTCAATTTCGTTACCAACAGCACACAGGTTATAACGAGACTCACCAGCGAGTTTGACAAACTTGCCAACTTCAGCGGTAGTCAGGTTGTTAGACGATCCAGAACCAGCACCTAGACGAACAGCGATAGCATCTTCGGTAGGGGCGGTAGGAGCAATAAAGTGATCACGAGCCATGATATTTAATCCTTCAAGTAGTTACAGAGATTTTGCGGCGTACAGAAAAAGTGGATTCACCGTAGCTTTCACTACAGGCTTGTCCTCAGAAGTGTTGGTCGCCGCAACCGCCCCCACTTTGAACTTATCTTTAAACAGAGGCACGATACGTGCATGTTCGGTCACCACATCACCTGCAGACATTACATCTACAGCTTCAGCTTTGCCGCCTAGTGCTACGGTCATAGTCTTAATGCTAGACCGAGCGATGTTAGCCAAGGCTTCCATATTGGAAGTAGACGCTGCTAAGGCGTCCTGAGCAGCCTTTGCTGCCACTCGAAATTCCGTCACCTCGACCTGCAGCTTTTCGACTTGAGCTTGAAGGTAAGTAGTCAGATCGCTAGGCTTGGCAGCTTCTGCGGGTGCTGCGCCAGTGGCAGCAGCAGCGTTAGTAGCTTCCAAGGGTTTAGCTTCTGCTTCCAATTCTTCAGCAGTCTTTACTACAGTATGAGTAGAGGCATCAAGTGTAACACCAGCAGCTAGCGCGATGATCTGTTCTTGAGTCATGGGTTTTGGCATAGAGTTTCCTTCGGGAGTTGCTGCATTATCTACCATGGATGCCATCGCTTCCAGACCAGCGCCTATAACTTGTGACAAATTGGCAGATAATTCTGTAGTGGTGGCAGCTTTGACCATAGTTGGTCGGTTATTTGGGGCTGTTTTAGAGGCTATCTTTGCGCCTGCAGCAGATGCCTTAGTGAAGGCATCTTCAAGTGTACCTACGTAGTCTATTAAGCCTGCCTCTACGGCCTGCTTACCTACAAACTCTTTGCCTTGACCAAACTTAGTATCAGCAACAGTATTGCTCATGCCTCTGCGCTCTGCCACATGTCCAAGGAATATGTCGTACATAGCCTGAGCCTTAGACTCAAGGCCAGCTTTAGCTTCTTTAGACAGTGGCTCATACGAGTTAGCCAAGGCTTTCTCAGTACCAGCGCGAATGACTGTGACCTTAACACCGTCTTGCTCCAATTGCTTAGAGCGTTCAGCGTGTACCATGATGATACCAAGGCTACCTGTAAGTGCAGTCTCTGCAGCATAGCTAGTACGTGCGGAAGAACCAAGCCACAACGCAGCAGACGCTTCTGTACCACCGTTATAGGAGTAGACTGGCTTAACCTTATCTACACGGGCTATAAGCTGTGCTGTCTCATGGACACCAGCTACGGCACCACCACCAGAATCTATGTTCAATAAGATGGCGCTTACATCTGGAGATTGGATAGCAGCAATGAGCGCATCACGAATGTCACCATATCCGGTAACACCAAAATAGCTCATGAAGCCTGCATGTCCATTAACAAGGCTTCCACGAATATCTATGATACCTACGTTGCCCTGCACTGTCAGGAGCATAGGCATAGGGGTGTCTGTCTTATCACCGAACTTAGATAGCGCATTAGCCTTGGCATCGACCACAGCTTCGTAAGAGTGTTGAGAACCTAGCCAGAGATTAGTAGTCATTGTAAGGGTTTCCTGTTCAGGCTACTATACCAAAGATCACGCTTCTAGGAGTGCCAAAATCATCGCAAGTATAGTCTAATGTTCTCGGGCTTACCCATCATTGGTATGTCTTCGACTTTTGGTTATACAATGTGCTGTGGCTAGGGCCTGAAGCCTCAGGTGTCCAGTAAGGCCAGAATCATCGCTAAAAGGTCGGAGTCTTCCATATCATGTTCACCAGAAGCCAATATCTGGCCTAACTTCGTAGAAGAGCTAACACCTATAACAGTAGCTTTACCGGCACCAGCAGGTTTAAAGATGCCAACACTAGAACTGTGGTCTTGTATATAAATACCTACAAGTGCAGCCCCTCTAGCTTCAATATCGGCAAGTAGGCCTCTACCCTGCACTGCGGGTATGGTGACTGTGACTTCGACCTTGTGGTCTACAAGGTTTTTGCGCTTGTTAGGCCCAAGCTCTACGTTCCATGACCTATCAGGAATAGGTGTAGTAGGTGGTACTACAACTATCCCGATAGTTAGCGCCAAACCTGCTGTAACAAGTATGCCGCCTAGACCTAAGCCTCTAGTAACCAAGCTCATACTAGGGCTTCTCTGCGCTCCGCACCTTGACCGCGATAAGGCACGGAACCATCGACAGTTTCGTATAACTGTGCTGTGAGCAATGGTGTAGTACCATCTGCATCATAGACTGTCATGATCCCTGTAGTTGGGTTAGTGACTGTCTTGTTCTTTAGGATTGCTGTTGCTATGTCAACTTTAGTCTCAATAGATGCTATAGCCCCTAGTTCTGAGGCTAACTCTGCACGAACGGCTGTAGCTATTTCGCTAGCAGTAGGTCCAGATGCACCACTACCTGCAACAGTAGCAAAGGCTGCTGACTTGGTACGATCTACAAACACACCTGCTACAGGTACGATAGTAGCACCAATATTACCAATCACAGTGTAATTGCCGGGGTTCGGAAACTTCAACTGATAACCGTTGATGAATGGCACATCATGGAAGTATGCCCCACCACCCAAATCTACTCGCTTGTATTGAATGATAGGGTCGTACAGCATACCAACATCGTCATCCTCAAAGCCACGTAACGTATCCTTGAAAGCAACAATGTCAGTTATGCTGGCCGTTGACAAGACCAGCTTGTTAGTCCAGTCAATACTGATAGTCATTACAGATCGCTAGTTGCGATTGCGTTAGTGCCGTTGGTAGCACTTGTACCCGCAGCAAACGTGGTTTCAAAAGGCTGCAATGCAGAACCTGCACCAAGCCGTACTTTCAAACGTGCAGTAAAGTCGCTAACATAGGTGTAGCTAGTAGACGTTTCAGTGGTAGACGCTGCTACCTTGTCGATGAATGGGCACCATGCTGGCGATGCTGTAGCGTGAATCTGACCCCATGTACCACTAATTGTAAAGGTCTTAGTTCCACGATTGATAGAGGTATATGCATAAGGTACACCGTTAACCCGTATGTAGCCAGTATCAGGCGTGTCGTTTTTGATAGCCTCAACCATTATCACTGTGTTGCCGCCTGAAGTAGTAGCACCGTTGGTGGTGTACTCATTGGTAACAAAACCAGAGCCTGAATCACGGCCAACCAAGACACGAGCGCCAACAGTCAAGCCGCCGATAGAGATGCCAGCTACAACAGGATTACCAACAGTCGTACCGTCATGAGAAATCATCTGGTACTTCTGCAAGTCACCAGCCAATGCTCCAGCGATATACCAACCTTGTGCTACGAACCACTTACCACCAGCCACTGTACCAAAAGGTGCAGCACCATTAGGTGTGTAGCCAAATGAGCCATCGCCTAGTGATCGAAACTTCCAGCCTAATACACCGTCAACGGTTGTTGTACTAGCTTCGTCGCAAATAGCTTGGCAATACTGAGCAGCTTCTGCAATAGTGCAGCCACCCGAAAGCGTAATAGTACCCTTGTACTCCTTACTTCCGTTACCATCACCTGTATTTTGATTAACACTACCTGTTGTGATAGTAACCTTGGTGTTAAGTGCCAAGGCACCAGCAAGGTTAAGAGGTGTCCAGTCAGTTGTAGCAGTTGAGATAGCGGCTGGTTGCTCACCACCAGCTATCAGGTTAGCAGAAAAGTCACCATAGGTCTGCCCGTACTTACGAGAGTAAACCCGAATGTCACCAGAGTCGATAGGTGTGCTGGCAGTGATAGCTTTAACTAGAATCTGGATGTGGCCTGTAGGCCAGTATGTAGAGAGCTTAGCAGCGTTCTGTACAATGTACATAGGGCTACCAGCAACCAGAGGAGAGCCGATGGACTTAACACCTGTGTACAAGTCAGCACCAGAGTTCTGACTGATAGATCCGAATCTGAAGTACTGAGCCGCAGATGCATCAATGTTGAATGTACTCAACAGGTTTAACAGCATAGGCTTAATGGCTGAGCGAGGACCGTCTAGCTTAGAAGGGTTAGCAGTCAAGATACTGACTGAGTCATCCCCTGAGCTGTTGGCATCGTCTGCCATTGCTTGTAACCACTCATGCAGCTCTAAAACTGTGTGAATCTGTGGGGCTGTGGCAGTGCGAATATCCCCACTACCACTGATACTGAACTCTGATGCGCTAATCGCTGCCATGATTTACTCCTATTGATCGTCGCGTGCCTGCAAAGCAGTGGCACTAGTTGTTGAACCAGAAATGGGGGTAAGTTGTGTCACCCACTCAAAATATGTTGGTGTGCCTGTACCCTTACGAGCAGTAATGACCACTTCACCAGTGTACTCATTAGTTGCAAAGTTAACCACACCACCAGACTCTGCACCATTGAACAAAATAGCAGCATTATCAAGTCTGGTAATTTTTACTTGTGAACCTGTAACAAGTCCCGTCACCAGTATGGGGGCAACAGCGATTGGGTACACGTTGTCTTGTGCTGCATCAGTAGACTCAGTGAATATACGTATATTCGTTAAGATGTTACCAGCATTGACAGTAAGTGTTGTAGCTCTAATCTTAAGCTTGAACCCTAGAGATGCAGACAGGGTAAACGTGCGAAGCGTGGTCGGGTTAAGCGGCTGCCAAGCGCCGTTGTAGCCAGCGCCGTTGTTCAGGTCAATCTGAAACTCCAGCGTGTGGTTACCGTAGGTCGATCCACTGGTAAACGTGACGTTAGTACCAGTCATGCCAAGTGCAGTCACTGCAAATGCCGTGTGGCCCTTGCAGTAGTACGGCATCTCAAACGTCACTTGGTCGCCCGCTTTTGTCAGCAGCAGGTTTCCTGTAGACGAAAACTGAGGTGTACCGCCAGTTACCGCACACTGAGCCGCTGATGCCGCCGTAGGCTGATTCATAGCCAGCCAGATAGAACCAGTAGTTGCAGCAGTAAATACGTCACGCCAATGTGATCCGTACACAGACGTTTGGCCTGTGGTTATACCAATGTATCTACTGCCTTTAACCGTAGTATTTAAACCAGCATTGACCCCTGTACCTCCGTAACCTGTGACGTTAAAGTTCTCAACTACCCAATCAGAGTCGGAGTTGATGGATGTGAATGGACCGGAGGAAAGACCTGTCATGTAGCTGCGCTTGAGGCGCACAGTGGCTGAGTTGCCTGTACCTGTCACACCCCAGACAGTAGCTGAGCCTGAAGGAACGCAGTTAAGCGGTGATGCCTTAGTACCAATATTGCGTATCTCAATACCTAGACAGTTGTTCACATCGAACAGTGCGCCGTTCGGCTGATGCGCTCCTGATGGGAAGCTGACAGGGCAAGTTGTACCATCAAATACTACGTTAGACACGCCTGCACCAAATGAGATAAGCTGCGTAGGCGCTGTAGTGTTGGTTGCGGTTGTCAGCGCATGGTCAGAGTATCTAAAGCCTGTGGTGTAGCTTGGGCTGATGCACTGGTTATGCAAAAAGCGCCCACCACCAATGATCCAGTTGTTCTTGAAAATACAGCCTACCGTCTTGGTAAAGAACAGTGAGGATGTGACCGTGCCCCGCGTGAGCAAGCAGCGAAAAATGTTGTTCTCAAAAGTCACGCCCGTGGCGTAGCTCACTTGCCCTGCCGTGGCATTGTTGGCCAGCGAGAAACGGGCAAAGGTGCTGTTTTTGATGGAGCCACCACCAAAGCAGGAGGTGATAACCAGATAGTTCTGCACCTGTGCCTGCGTGGGGGCCACGATGCAATCATCCACATCCAGAGGCGAGGCAATCTCAGACAGGATGATGGAGTCATTGATAGTGCAGGACTTGTACTTGACAAGGAATGCCTGCGTCATGTTTAGATACCACTGAATCACACAAGTCTTCAGGTCAACCGTACCAGCGTTGGTAGTGATGAACTCCTGCCGAGTAGCGATGGTTGCGTTGGGCAGCACCCGTGGGCCGGAGCCGGACGCACTTCGCGTGCAGTTGGTCAGGATAGTCGCAGGTATGCGAACTTTGCAGCCTGTAGGTGGCAAGAAACCTACGTTGTTAGTCCCATCACTACCGATACGGATACCTGCTGTGGTCTGCCAGATGTACTTAGCACGGGTGTCAGTAGCTAAAGCTGCTACTGCCACCGTGCTACCCACGCCGACGTATTTCTCATAAACGCCAGAGCCAGCAGCAGTCTCAATCCACACACCAGCCCACACACCCGCCACCGTGGCAGTGGTAGGGCAAGGGATGATTTGCGCCCGTGCTCCGTTGGTGGTACCCAGCTCAAACCATGCTTCAGTCGATTCGACCTTGGCAATGTTGGACATGGTGATGGTGGCGGTGTCCGGTGACTTGACCTCAATCCAACCCTGCACTGATGGGCCGGAGCAAGTAAGCGCAATGCCAGTGATAGCACCCGCAGCCCACTCCCCGCCTGTTGTGCCGCCAATCTTCATGAAGCCAGTAGCGCCAATGGCCGCACCAGCCACGATGGGGTCAGACTGCCAGTTAGTCCAGCAGCCCAAGAACACACCCGACACACCACCCTGAGAGATAGCCGCGCCGTAAGCAGGAGAGTTACCCGAACCGCCTGTATACGCCACTACTCTGACATAGGTAGAGTCAAAACTTAGTGTACCGCCTGTGCCGGAAAAAGAAACTGTATCAAGTGAACCACCTGCAATACTGTGATTTGCACAAGCATACGTGTCAGTACGAACTACAAAGGTAGTATTATTACTGATAGCGTAGGTATCTAACGTAGCATTGACGCTAGGTGCTGCCTGTGCATCAAAGTATGTTAGCGAACCGGAGTTAATCGTGTAGGCAGTCATGTCAGATGAATTTAATCAGGTCTGCTTCTGGGGCTAGGGTGAATTTGTCGTTTGTACTTGTAATGGTAGCACCGAACGAGCCTACAGCTATTGCCAAATCAGCTAAATCTGTGTCATAAATGAGGCATCCAGCAGCAGATATGCTCACATTTGCCCATGTCACCTCTCCGGGGAAATCCATTACAGCCACATCCTCAGACTCACTAAACACTGGTGCATTCAAGATAGCAGGCTTATATCCTTGAGCTGTGACCTCGTTAATTGGGCTATAAACCTTAGTAGATTTACCCAGGTTAGCCTTATCTGTGTACAAGGCTATCTTAAATACGTGGTTAGGCTTGATTTTACCTTGCAAAAACGCCAAGCGTCCTGCAGTAGTCAAGCATGTATCAATCGCCATTTACGACCTCCATACCTGTAACCTTACCATCTTCTCCGCGCACAACTCGCACTGACTTAGTAGGTTTCTGGTTCTCTGAAGCAATAGTAAGGTGCAACTCTGTAGGAGCTACGTTAACCTCTACAGGTTTCGATGCTTGACGTGTCATAGTGTACGCCATATCCTGCACAGCAGACAAAGAATCTCTATGCGCTTGCATCAAGTCCTCTGTATCAGCTTTTGGCTTCTCTGGAGTGTCCGGTTTGCCCTTGGACATATTGGACGTTCCAGAGGCCGCCGTGCCGGGCTGGGATGCACCCTTCTCTGCGCTACTTCCACCGCCTTTGAACATTGTACCCATCAAGGGTTTAAAGCCCTGTGGAGGCAGATTTCCGGTCAACTCTATAGACGCTTCCTCGTCGGTCATCAAGCCCAACGATAGCAGTTCCAGAATACGTGATTGACGCATAGCTTTATATGCTTCAAGTTCGGCATCAGGTCTCAGATCTATGTCTGCATACTTGAACTCTACGTAGCAATCCTGCCCTAGAATCCTTGTAGCAATGGTAAGCGCTCTAGAGTAGAACTCATTAAGTTTAACCCTAATCATGTTAGCGTTCTTGATAAACAAGAGCGACTCTGCAGATGCTGCAGTAGCTCCTGCGCCATGTCCCAGCACCACAGGCAGGGTCTTAACCCCCGTCTGCAACTTACTGTTTAGTACGTTCTGGATACGTTCAATAATACTACTAGGATCTTTACCGCCATCTATGTAGTCATAAGCTATCTCTGAAAAGCTAACAAGTGCATCTTCTGGGTTAGCGCCATTTAGCACGTTTTGGACAGCAGTAATAATAGACTGTTTGTAAGCGGCAAACTTATTACTATCGTTGAGAATATCAGGAGGTGTGCTCTTCTTAACCGCTTCCGAATCAATCGTAGCAACTAACCTTGGCAGTACTGCACGTTTCAAGGCCTTACGAATGTCTCCATTAAAGTCCAAGTCCGCTAATACAGACTGAATAGACGCTTCCAAGGGCGATGCTGGGTACACTTCCAACAAGTCTTGATCCAAGCTGACATAAACGAAGGTAGGAATGTCAAGGCTAATCTCTGTACCACCTACAACTTGCACCGGTCTTACGGCTGTATCCTCGTCATACCACTTAATAGTGGTGACCGATATAGCGTTTAAACTGGCAGGAACTCGTGCCTTATCAAGGGCTATCTCTCCTGCACAGGCTCCATACTGCAGCAACTGCTTGCCCAAGCTCTCAGATAAGGACTGCACAGTCATCTGTGAACCATAAGAACCGTCCACATTGCCTAAGTATGTAACTCTGCGTAGAATCTCTTGAGCAATACCAGTAGCAGCAGGGTTAACCCTACCATCCATGTCTCTAGCGATCAGTGTGTACTTCTCAGGAATACCAACCCGCAAGGCTGCATAGATAGCAGCGCTAACATCTGGAGATGAGAAGCTCAAGGTTCTGATAGCAGCAGCTGTGCTAGCAGAATTTCTAGCACTTAGCAATCTATCGGTAGTAAGTGGTGCTCTATCCTGCTGAGAAATGCGAGAAGCTGTACCACCGACGACAGTGCGGTGTGACATTTCTGTCTGCACACCTGTAGGTGGCTTAGGTAGCGGTACTGGAGGTAGTACAGCAGCCTCAAAACCTAAGATTTCGCGTGCTTTTGTCAGTATATTCATGTCAGTTCCAATTTCTTCGGCGCAATGCGCCGAAGTTTATCACAGTAACTCAACACAGTTCAAGTATTTTGTCGCATTATAAATGAACTGAGAAATGGCACAGAGCCCTCTGGAGTCCATGCACCCGCTACACCTTGTAACTTAGTAGCTATATAAAGGTATAGCAAAGTGTGATGGTAGTGATCATGCCCCTCAGTCTTTTCCCAAACATAGCGCATTACATTAGATTTATCAAACTTCTGGATACGCTTCATGTCTGTAAAGTGCTGTACAAGTTCGTCATCTACATTGTGGATAACGATCATACGACCCTTAATTTCGCTCATCAATTCATCAAATGCAATATCTCTGTTAACCATAGCAGAACGTACATTAACCTTACCTTCTTCTGGATCTTCCTCTTGCTGCTTGATATAGTGCGTTTCCGAAGTCTTCCTATAGACATAGGTGGCGCCAAACGCATTGGGATCAAAAGAAGTAACTCTAGCTATAATGTCGGTATAGGGATACAAGTCGTGAACTGATGTTAGTACAGAGTACTGAG